CAGTGGCTCGATCCGACCACCGGCCAGATGCACCGGGGAACCTACCTCGGGATCGACCGCTATGTCGCGAAGAACGACAAGCCCCGCGACGTCCCCTGCACTGACCGCGTGGTCGCCATGTTCGACGCCTTGAACGCGATGGCCTCCGGCGGGCGCTGGTTCCCGTGGAAGAAGGGCGGCTCCGGTGCATGGTATCTCTGGAACAACATCCGGGATGACCTCGCCGAGCGCGGCTTCGATCTGTCCAAGGTCAAGCTCCACACCTTCCGGCATACCTGCGCAACCCGGCTCGCCGAAGGTGGTCTCGATCTGGTCTCCCTGCGAGATTGGCTCGGTCACTCGGACATCAAAATCACGGCCGAGCGATACGTCCACCTCATGCCTACCCACCTCCACCGGGGAGCGGTCATCCTCAACGGAGGATTAGCACCTACGGTGCCATCGCAGCCTCAAACGGACAACAAGGGTGAAAGCCGGGATCATCCTGTCTCTGGGAGTAATCGTGCCACCAATGGCACACCTATTCCCGGCACGTCACCCCTAACCCACTGAAAAGGAACGATCTGATGGCTCTCGGGGAGCCAATCACCTCAATAAAATCAGCAATTTATCCCGGAAAACGGGGGTGTGACAGTTGGCACGATGCTGGCACACCCCCGCTGGCACGTTTTGGCACGATAGTCCCAGAGACGGGAGGATCGTGCCCGTGCCACATCGTGCCAGCTTCCCAGACCCCCGCCGATTACTGCCACCCTTCGGGGGATGGAACATCACCCACCGTAAGAGAACTTTAGGAGACACCAATGAACACGTTTCAATTCGCCGATCAGAGCCTCCGCACCATCGACCTCGACGAGACCCCGTGGTTCGTCGCGGCTGACGTCTGCCGGTGCCTCGGGCTCGACCTTACCAAGGGAACGCACAAACACCTTGGGCGCCTAGGCGACGACGAGAAGCGCATCATTACCCACGCTCACGTCGTGGGTTTGCGGGGAGCGGGGGCGACTGCCGTTAGCGAGAGCGGCCTCTACAAGCTCATCATGCGCTCCGACAAACCGGAGGCCCGCCAGTTCCAAGATTGGGTCACGCGGGAGGTCCTGCCGGCCATCCGCAAGACGGGAGGATACCTCCTGAACGAGGAGGCCCGAGCCAAGGCCCACGCCGACACCTGCGAGGAGATGCCGCTCCCGCAGGTCTTCCTCGACGCTCTCAAGGAGCTCGGGGCGGAGATGGCCGCGCTCCGTGAGGAGAACGCCGCGCTCCGTCGGGACCTATTCGACCCCGAGTGGGTGGATAAGGAGGGCGCGGTGAAGCGGGTCTCCGAGATGGGCACCGAGAACCTCCACGCTATCATTGCCGGGGACTACGGGGACGAGTTCGTCCGCGCCGCCATCAAGCGGGAGCTCGGCAAACGCCGTGCCGTCGGGGCTCAAGCCAAGGCCGCAGAAGCCGCCGCCGCAGAGGCCGCCCGCCGCGCCAAGGCCCGCAGCATCCTTGGGCTGGACTGATTACTGCCGCCCTTCGGCCGAGAAACACTCCCATCTCTGCGCCTGACTCCTCGGGCCCCGATTGCCGGGGCCCCAATCCCTGAACCGGAAGGACACACAATGACGAACATCCGCGACCGCATCCGCCGCCAGCTCGAACTCGAAGACGACAGCCGCGCCCTCGGCGAACGCCGCTACAATGCCCGCAAGCTCCCGTGGAAGCCCGAGGCGGGGTCGCCTGACGAGGAGGCCAACCTTCCTCCCGGCAAGCAGCTCCTCAAGCTCTGCATCGAGCCTGTGTCGCAGCACATCTCCGCCTTCATCCACGAGGCTTGCAACGGCAAGGCAGGACGTCGGCACTCCGCCGTCTCCTACTGTCTCCTCGCGGAACCCGACGCGCTCGCCTACCTCGCGGTGCGGACCCTCGTGAACCACGCGATGGCCGACAAGAACCTCACCTCGGTCGCCATCAACCTCGGCGGGGCCGTGGTCGAGCACCTCGAATATGAGGCGCTGCGTTCGGAGAACGGCAAGGGCTACCGCGGTCTCCTCAAGGCGCAGGAAGCCCGTGGCTATTCACGCCAGCGCAAGGACGCGGTCAAGAAGCTGTTTGCCAGCGAAGGCGTCCGCATCGAGGCGTCGCAGGCTGACCTCCTGAACCTCGGCGACAAGCTCATCGACATCGTCATCGAAGCGACCGGGCTGTTCGCCCGTGAGATGGTGAAGCGCGCCAAGACGACCATCTACAAGCTGCGCGCGACCGAGGACCTCGTCGCATGGTTCGACAAGCAACACGCCCGGTGCGCGCTGCTGGAGCCGATCCATATGCCGATGCTGGTGCGCCCGCGTCGCTGGCGCTCGCCAACCTACGGCGGCTACCTGACCCCTCGCCCGAACAACGTGCTCATCAAGCAGCGCAACCGGGCCTATCACGAGGAGCTCCGCAACGCTGACATCGAGACGATCTATGATGCGGTGAACCACATTCAGGAGACCCCGTGGGCCATCAACACCGACGTTCTCGACGTATTGTCCCATCTCTGGGACGAAGGCGGCTCGCTCGGCGGGCTCCCGAAGCGTCACGACGAGCCGGTGCCTGCCAAGCCGGAGGACATCGACACCAACGAGGAAGCGCGGATCAAGTGGAAGCGCGAAGCGGCGAGCGTCTATCAGCGCAATGCCGACCTCGTCTCCTCGCGCCTCGCCGTGCATCAAGGCATCTGGGTCGCCCGCAAGTTCGCGGACGAGCCGGAAATCTACTACCCCCACGAGCTGGACTTTCGGGGCCGGGTCTATCCGATCCCTGTTTTCGGCCCCTCGCCGCAAGGCTGCGATTGGCAGAAGGCGCTCCTCCGGTTCTCCCACGGTAAGCCTCTCGGACTCCAAGGGTTCCGCTGGCTACAAATCCACATCGCCAACCTGTTCGGCGTGGACAAGGCCAGCTTCGACGACCGCCTCGCGTGGGTCGTGGAGAACCTCGACGCCATCCTCGACAGCGGCGCCAACCCGCTCGACGGGCAACGCTTCTGGACCACCGCCGACAGCCCCTACTGCGCCCTTGCGGCCTGTGTGGAGCTGAACCGGGCGATGCAGCTAGATGACCCGACGCAGTTCGTGTCGTTCCTGCCCATCGCTCTCGACGGTTCCTGCTCGGGTCTCCAACACTTCTCCGCCATGCTCCGCGACCGGACTGGCGGGGCGGCGGTGAACCTCCTCCCGGCTGACAAGCCGCAGGACGTTTACTCGGAGGTGGCGCGACGTGCGCAAGAGGAGGCCGACGCGACCACCTTCATCACCTACGTCGACAAGGCGACCGGCGAGGAGGTCTCGTTCCCGAACCCGTGGCAGGGCGGCAAGGTCAATCGGAAGATTGCCAAGCGCCCCACCATGACCTTCTGCTATTCGGCGACCCGCGCCGGGATGCAGGACATGATCCTCTCGACCCTTCGGGAAATCGACCGGGACAATGAGGCGGCCGGTAAGGCTCCCTATCTGAATGGCGCGGACAACTTCCGGTCGGCCGTTTGGATGTCTCACGTCCTATTTAGTTCCATCTCTGCGACTGTCTCCTCGGCGGCCGTGGCGATGGATTGGCTGCGCTCGGCTGCGAAGGTCGCCGCAGAGGAAGGTCTGCCCTTGTGGTGGACGACGCCTCTCGGTCTTCCCATCCTGCAGGAATACAAGGTGTTCACCGGCAAGGACGTCAACGTCCACTGGTCTGGGACCCGTGTGCGCCTCAAGGTGCAGTCCGAAACCGAGAAGCTGGATGGCCGCGCGCAAGCGAACGGCGTCGCCCCGAACTTCGTCCACTCGCTCGACGCCTGCCATCTGCAGGCCGTGGCACTGGCGGCGAAGGCGGAAGGCGTCCGTCACCTTGCCGTGATCCACGACAGCTTCGGGACCCATGCAGCGGACACCGACGCAATGTCGCGGATGCTGCGCGAGACCTTCGTGGAGCAATACTCGGGCGACGTGCTCGGGACGTTCTACGAGGAGCTCAAGAGCCAGCTCGGCGAAGAACTCGCCGCGCAACTGCCACCCCCGCCGACCGCCGGAGACCTCGACCTCTCCGAAATCCTCGGCGCTCAATACACGTTCGCATAATACTCCCAGAGCTGCATCAATCCGGGGCCGGGGCGATTACTGCCACCCCTTGGCGGATGAAACATTCCGGCCCTCATTTTCACGGAGACACACCCATGAAGACCATCACCCTGTCCGCCGAGGCCCGTGCGCGCCTCGCCCGTCAACTCGCCGAAACCACCGGCACCACCGTCCGCGTTGGCGACGCCGTGGCTTCCTCGAAGGAGGCCCGCTGATGTCGGTTAAGGTAGAACACAACCGCGGTCGCCTCTCCACGATGCTCCCGCTGTCCTACAACGCATACCGCTTCTAGCCGACGCCTAGGAGTGCGTTCGACGAGCCCTACGACTACCCCGCCGAGACCCGGCAGGAGCACGGCGAACGCCTGCGCCGCGCCGCCCGAGACATCGGGGACCACGTCGCAGAGGAGGTCCTCGCCGAGCTGCGCCGCCAAGGCCACCTCGTCTGACCTCAATTACTGCCACCCCTTGGCGGATGAAACATTCCCGCCTGATTTCCCAAGGAGCAACACCATGTCCAAGCTCGATCTGACGAAGCCCGTCCGCACCCGCGACGGGCGCACCGTCACCATCCTGACCACCGCCGCCACCGCAGAACTCAAGGACCTCCTGCAAGACGGAGATGCTGCCTGCTACTTCGCGAAACGCGACACCGTCATCGCGCAGGTGCAGAACCCTGACGGAGGCACAGAGCTCAACGGCTACACAGAAGATGGTCGCTTCTCGTGCTACGATTGTGCAGACGACCTCGTGAACTACGAGGAACCCTCGCCCGTCGAGGTGTCCTACCGCGCCGCTACCCTGCGCAACTACGGCACCGCCTACATCACGTTCGGCGGCGTCTCCTTCCGCACCGCCGAGGACGCAGCCCGCGCTGCCCGCCTCACCCCCCGTCGTTTCGACGCCGTCCTCAAAGTATCCACCAGAGCCGGCCGTCTCGTCGACCTCTCACTCGTGGAGACCATCGAAGTATGATGACCTACGCCACGGCGCGGGATCGGATTGCCTTCCGGTCCTCGCTGCGGCCCCTCAAGTCCGCCGCCTTCTCCGTGATTGACGCCCTGCAAACGCAGCCGCGAGACATCCAGATCGAGGCGGCGGGCATTGCCTTCGTGGCACTCTCTCTTGCCATCGGCGAAGACCCCCATGCTCTCGTGGTGCGCGCCAAGCGCCAACTCGCCGACGCTGAAAGTGTCCGCAACGGCGACCTCGAAGCTATCTCGGATTACGCAAAGGGCGAGCTGCTGTGACAGCCTACAAGGCCCTTGTGCAGCGCGTCGCGGCCGAGCGCGACACCCCAGACCTAGTCGACATCGCCGAAGCCATCGAGCTCGGCGTCCACCCCCAAGCCTTCGAGGACGATGTCCGCGAGGCGCACACCGGAGTATCCTGAATTGGCAGGCCAAAACTTCCCCAAGGTCCGCACCCCTGTGGGCACCGCCCTGTGGGCGAACCTGAACACCCCCGACACCAAATACAAGGCAGAGGGCAAATACACCGTCAAGCTCGCGTTCGAGGCTGACACCGACATCTCGGACCTGCGCGAGCAAGTCTCGGCTCTGATCGACGCCAAGTATGACGAGGTCGTCGAGGAAATCACCGAGAAGCTCACGAAGCAGGGCAAGAAGGGCCTCATCAAGAAGACCGTCGACGCCATCGAGAAGGTCGACCCCTTCAAGGCCGAAGAAGATGGCGATACCGGCGAGGAAACTGGCCGCATCATCATCAACGCCGCGATGACCGCTTCGGGCATCTCGAAGAAGACCAACAAGCCGTGGAAGCGCAAGCCGGACATCTTCTCGGCTCGCGGCAAGAAGCTCGACCGGCCGCCCCAGATCGGCTCGGGCTCGACCATGAAGCTCAACGTCGAGCTGTTCCCCTACTACGCCCCGAACGACAAGACGGTCGGCGTCAGCTTCCGCCTCAACGCGGCGCAGCTTCTTACCCTCGTCCAGTTCGGTGAGCGCGACGCTTCCGGCTACGGCTTCGAGGAAGAAGAAGGCGACGACCTCGACAACGTCGAGGCGTTCGAGGATGAAACCTCGGGCGACAAAGACGACGGCGATGTGGGCGACGGCCTCTAAGCCTTGCCCACGCTGACGTTCCGTCTGGACGTCGAACCCAAGCCCACACCACGGCCCCGAGCGCGCATCATAACGCCTCGGGGCCGTGCGCCTATCGTGTCGATGTATTCCCCCAAGGATTACCAGCAGTATCTCAACGATATTGTCAGCGTCCTTGAGGGGACTGCGTTGCACAAGTTCGACGGCCCTGTGTTCGCCACTGTCGCCAGCTTCGCGACCCGCCCGAACACCACCAAGCTCATCGCCCCAAAACCCGACGTCGATAACTACGCCAAAGGCGTTCTCGACGCCATCACTCGCACACAGAACGTGTGGGATGACGACACGCAGGTCCTCGACCTCCTGACGCGCAAGCGTTGGGCGGCGCCGGGGGAAGCGGGTCACATCATAGTCACGATTGAGGACCTTGAAATATAATCTCCTGAACAACGTCAAGTTCATCGCTATCCACTGCGCGGCAACGCCCGCCACCAGCGACATTGGCGCTGCAGAAATCGAACGCTGGCACCGTCAGCGCGGCTTCCGCACCATCGGCTACCACTACGTTATCCGCCGCGACGGCACCATCGAGAACGGCCGAGACCCCACGGCCCCCGGCGCTCACGAGCGTAAGATCAACAAGGTCTCGCTGGCTGTCTGTCTCGTTGGCGGTTCGCCTCCCGCGGGCTCCCCCGAGTTCAAGCGGGGCCTCGGCGAGAACAACTACACCCCAGCCCAATGGGCCTCGCTGGAGGCCATCGTTCGGAAGCTCAAGCGTGAGCATCCGGCGGCGGAGGTCATCGGCCACCGTGACGTCCCCGGCGTCGCCAAAGCCTGCCCATCCTTCGACGTGAAGAAGTGGTGGGCCTCCCTTAACCAGAAATAGGAGCACTCCCATTGTCCAAGAAAACGAAGGTGCAGCTCACCCTGCACA